AAGCATTAATTGACTCATTGATTGCATCAGGTGATATTCAGACTGTAAGTTTTGATGATGCACAAATTCAGGAAGCGGGCGGTTCTTTAAATCCATTAGGATTTTTAGCTCAATTATTAAGAGCTGGAGTTAAAGGCAGTGGTAAAGCTTTAAAAGCAGCCCCAAAAACTGCTGGGCAAAAAATTAAAGATGAAGCAGGGTATCTTAAGGATGCTTTGTTAGATGTTGGTAAAAAAGCAACTACAGGAGCAAAAATTACGTTTCCTTTTGCTGCGTATCAAGACATACGAGATTTAGATGATTTAATTCTTGCAACGTCTGAAGAGCCTTCAGGCTATTCAAATATTCCGCCTGTTGCTGATAGCAGAATATTAAATTATCCAGTGCAAGCTGGTAAAGGTTTTTATAAGTTAGTTGATGATATAAGCAGTTTATTTCAATCTAAATCTACAGAAACGCAAAATGAATTTATAAAACCTAAAATGGTAATATCTTCAAGGGAAGAGAGTATACCTTCACCGCCACAAAAAGAGTATATGAAGCTAAAAACGCAAAAAGAGCCTATTGTAGATATAAAGCCTGATAAAAAACCAGGAGTTTATAACGTAAAAATTGACACTACGGAAAAGGTTAGCACTGTCTTAGATAGACCAGGACTTAAAAATAGAGTTGATTCATTAATAAATTTGCCTACTTTTAATGTTAACGCTTTTAGGCAATTAAAAAATATGGACGATGGTAGTATTGAAAAATATTTAGAAGAAAATTTTATAGATATAAATGAAGTAATCGGAGATTAAAATGCCAAAATTTGGAAAAACATCTAAACGTAGACTCGCAACATGTCATGAAGATTTGCAAGAAATATTCAATGAAGTAATTAAATATTTTGATTGCTCAGTATTATGCGGGCATCGCGGAGAAGAAGCCCAAAACAAAGCAGTTGCATCGGGACATTCAAAAGTTGCGTGGCCAAATGGTCGTCATAACCATAATCCATCAATTGCTGTTGATGTTGCTCCGTACCCCATCAATTGGGAGGATAGGGAGAGAATGACTTACTTTGCTGGAATGGTAATGGGAATTGCCAAAGCAAAAGGTATCGGTCTTAGGTGGGGTGGAGATTGGAACCAAAACACAGATTTAGAAGATAATGGTTTTGATGATTTGCCTCATTTTGAATTAACTAATATATAATGGCAAATTTAAATCTTAATGGAAATGTCTCAAAGAATGAAGAGACACTACAGCTTGCACATTCAAATTTAATTACATTTGGCAAACTATTTTCACCACAAGACTTTTTAGCAAGTGCAACCCCAGATTTTCATATTGATGTAGGCAAACTACTAATTGATAAGTCAAAACAACAATTGGCACTTGTTTTACCTAGGGACCACGCAAAATCTACTTTGGCAGCTACTGCTGTATTACACAGGTTTTTATTTGCAACTAAAGATAGGCCAGAGTTTATTGCATGGATTGGTGAAGCGCAAGACCAGGCAAGAGATAACTTAAACTGGATTGCTAATCATATATATTCTAATCCTGCTATTCATTATTATTTTGGAGACTTGCAAGGAGATAAGTGGACTAAAGATGAATTTACATTAAGTAATGGATGCAGAATGATTGGTAAAGGTACATCTCAAAGACTTCGTGGTAAAAAGCAATTATCTACTCGTTATACTGGAATTATACTTGATGACTTTGAATCAGAGTTAAATACCAAAACACCTGACTCTAGAAGACAAATTAAGGAATGGGTTACTGCAGCAGTATATCCTGCGATTGATTTTGATAAAGATGGGTTTTTATGGTGTAATGGTACAATTGTGCATTATGACAGCTTTCTTAATGGATTAGTCAGAGGTAGCCAAGAAGCAGAAAAAACTGGAGAAGAATATGCTTGGGATGTATTCACACGAAAAGCGTTAGAAGACGGTAAACCTATATGGCCTTCAAGATGGCCAATGAAAAAATTAGAAGAACGTAAACAATTTTACATTGATTCAGGAACTCCAGCAAAATTTTATCAAGAGTACATGAATCAAGCTAAATCTCCTGAAGACCAAATATTTAGTGAGGAGGATATAAATGATGGAATTTATCAGGGCAATGCGAGGTTTGATGAAGCGGCTGATTCGTGGTATATACAATTTGCTAGTGGGGATAAAGAATACATTAATATATATATTGGTGTTGACCCCGCTTCCACAATTACTTCTAGGAGTGATTATTCTGTTATTATGGTTCTTGGCGTTACTGCCGAATTTGATTATTATGTTATTGACTACTGGCGTAAAAGAGTCTTACCAATGGAATGTGCCGATGAGATATTTAAAATCGCTAAACAGTACTCGCCAATTAGACGAATAAACATTGAAACGATTGCATATCAAGAAATGTTAAGAGACTATATAATGAAACGAAGTAAAAGTGAAGGATTATTTTTACCAGGAATAGAGAAAGGAATTAAAAACTATAACTCTAAAAAGAAAGACAGGCTGTTTGAAGGATTGCAGCCAATGTTTAAAGCAGGAGCAGTTCACCTTAAAAAACAACATCATGAATTTATTGATGAATTGATTGACTTTCCTAAAGGTTCTCACGATGATGTTATTGATGCTTTTTATCTTGCAACTCAATGGG